CTGTTAAAGCCATGCCAATAAGGGCTAAACCACCTATTAATGCAGTAGCTGAAATATCAAAGCTAGTAAACTCTTTTATTTTATCAAGCAATAAACCTATAACAGAATCACCGCCTCTAGCATATACAGCTAAATCATCTAATACTAATAATACACCGCCTATAGCTGTTATAACTGGAGCAAATCGCAAAGCAAGAAGTCCTAATACCGTTAGTAAGCCCTCAAAGCTGAACCGCATACTAGCTACAAATCCTATAGCATTGCTTACAGCACTAGCAAACATGGCAAAGCCTTTACCTATGCCAGCCATGATATCTATTATCTTGTCGCCATTCTCCTCAAACCATTTAAAACCATCTTCTACTAGTTTATTTAAACTGGGAGCTAGTTTAGCTACGGCTTGGTCTTTTAATGCTCCTATACGTAATTTAAGGCGTGTGATAGAAGTACCTAACTTAATAATATTTTGATTTTGCTTGTCACTTAGAAAAACATTCTTGCCTAGCTCGTCAAATTCTTTGCGTGATAGTCTTAATAAGTTTATAAATTGCGGATTAATGCCTAAGCTACTAATTAATGTAGAAGCCTTGGCATTGTCCATACCTTGTATAGCTTCTCTTACTTGCTCTAGTACTGTGAATGCATCACCTGTTGGTTGTATACCAAAGCGTATAAAACTTTCTGCACCTTGACCAGTTAAACGTATAGCAGCTAACCTTTGCTCTAAATTGCCAACCTCTTGTGCTGCTTGCTCGGCAGTCATAGATAAATCGCTTAATTGTGCAGCCTGCCCTAATTGTTGTAGTTTGCTTATAGCTAGCCCTGTCTGATTAGCTATATTTTGCAAGCCTACACTGCTATCTACTGTACCGCTGGTAAACTTATCTAACGCTGCAACCGCACCACCAAAAGCAGCGGTCATTACAGCTAGTCTTTTAGTTAAATTTGTTATATTGCCTTCAAAAGTTTTTACAGCTTTATTGTCTGCTTTAACTCCAAGACTTACAAATATATCAGCTATTTTCATTATTTAATGCATGTAATGCTTTTTCATATTCGCAACAATACTCATCATAGTATAACATATCTAGTATAGCTTGTGCATCTAGCTTAATTAGATTGCTGTAAGTGTCGTATCCTTGTTTACACAGCCTTAACAACACCAAACGTGGCTCTGGTATATTTATGCTTGCTTTAGGTTCTCTAATCCTATTCTGGCTAAAATATCGCTGGATTGTGTAAGGCTTTTCGGAAAAAAAGGCTTTACATTCTGTACTAGCACAGCCCCCATTATCTCTAAGAAATAACCACGCATAGCCTCATCTTCAAAAGTGGCTTGTGTAATCTTTGTGTTGTTGTAAGTACACCTAGCTGCACACTGCCATAATTGCTCCATAAATGGCTTGTTGGATACCGCTTTAATCAAGCCGTCTAATAGCACTGCATTAATGTCCTGTGCTTCTTGTATTGATTTAACATCAAAACAAGCTAACGCCCTAGCTTTTAACTCAAAAGCTTCAAGGAAAGGAGCTGCATTTATTACAGCTTCTTTACCCTCAATATCTATTTTATGCATAATATTAGCTTATAGTCCTTACAACACTACTAAAAGTAAGGTTATATGTGGCAACCGCTACATCTTTGTTGTCGCTAGATTGCATAGTGCTATCAACACCTTTAGCAATTACACCGCCCTCTAAAGTATATGTAATAGTTTTAGAGCCTCCAGTGCCGTCATTCTGCAACTTAGAGCTAGAGCCAGCAATTAAAGTAAATACGCCAGTGTTTTGTACGTTTAACAAGTTGTTAAGGAATATGTCATCACTAGAGCCAATAATTACTCTGTACGCAATAGTAGCTTTTTTACCAGCAGGTAATACTTGATAGATAGTGTTGCCATTTTTACCTATCGTAACGCTTACTTGATCCTCATCGTATGTTATCTGCTCGTATGCATCATCTGCAAAGTCTGCAAGCACACGGTCATTAATTATGCTTGTGTATTGACTATCTGCTATAACTGAATTAATTGCCATCTTACGCCTCCACGTTTACTAAACCTATTACTTTATGGATTGCTCCTGCTGTCTTTAAAGCAATTTGTATGATTGGAGCTTTCCTTGCTTCTCTATCTGTTTGGCTTTGTTGTGCAATCGGTATGTAGTACACATAGTAGCCTTGCTCTGTAATTAATCTTAAAAAGTCCTCAGAATTACCAAAAGTAGCACCGTTCCAAGAATTGCCAACACCTATATAGCCATTAGTTACATACTGGTTAAGCACTCTATTAATAGAGTTTACCAATACAGCCATACCAACCTCTGTCTGTGGCACTTTGTTGTTAGAAGTAGCTAATACATTAAATGTAGCAACCTCTAAATCTAGCTTAAGTGCTAACTCGTTGTATACATCGTCAAAATAACCATTAGCACCGCTAGTTAGTGTCTTAGTGATTCTGTTATCTACGCTTGGAAGTATATCAACACCTGCATCTATAGCTTGTGTTTTTAGCGTCTCTGTCATGTATACATCAGCATTAACACCAGTTAAACTCTTAGCATTCATCGTTAATGTAGTGCTTGTGCCTGACAACAATACACTAAATGCACGGCTTGCATAAGCAGCTTTTAATAGCCTTGCTTCATCTAAGCCAGATAAGCTAGAAATTAACCTAACTTGTGTTTTGTTAGCATCTTTTATAGTAGTGGCTATCCCTGCATAGTTACTAGAGCTTGCTAAGTGATGTAAGAAGATTTTATCTGTAAATGATACGGCACTTATAGCAGCATCTTGTAAATGTTGTGTAGTCATAAAGCCTACAAACTGCACTAGATTGCTTAATCTAGCAACTGCATCTGTTAATGTTTCACCTGTCGCATCTGCACCTGCTGTGCTTGTGCCAGCGGTAACATTCAATAATCCTGCAACGCTTAAATCTGTGCCAGTACCACCAGCTAATTGTGCTATCGCTATTGTAGAAGTAGTACCAACTGTTTTAGATGTTATAGTAATTGCTGTACTAGAAGCTGTAACGCTTGCTAGACTGCCTATTTTACCCTCTATAACTTTAGCTATACCTGCTAAAGTTGTTGCACCTGTAAAGTTTAAACCTGTAAGAGGCACTACAGTACCATCTATAGTTATTTCTATATCTCCGTCACTTACAGCTTTTAATGCTGTTAAATTAGCAGATATATCTACACCAACATTGTTACCAGCAGTGGCACTAGCAGCAGTTTGTAAGGGAGCTATTACTAATCTACCTGTGCCACTAGTAATATTAGGTGATTGACTAAAAATAGCATTAGCCATCTTATATGTAACACTTGTAGTGCCGTAATCTGTACCTACATTTAATAAATTTGTATAAACATCGTAAGAATTAACATTGCTAGGCTGTTCATGTGTAAACAACATTAAGCTGTTCATGTTAGGAGTGGTTAGACCTTGTGATGCTCCACCAACTGTGATAGTTGTATAGTTAGTTATTGATATACTCATTTTTCAATAGTTAAAGTTTGCTTATTAGAGAAATCATCGTAATATTGTACACTATTTATACTACTCCTTGCAGTATAAATAACAACATCTATTACAAATCTATTTAAAACATTACCACCCTCTACACCAGATACATTAATCATGCTATTAGGTATCTTAAATATTTTATAACCATGTTCACGCTGGCTATATTCGGCTATCTGACTATTTAAAGCAGATATAACATCAAATTGCTTCTCTCTCGCTTCACTATTGCCGCTTAATAAATTAATGCTAATAGTTTCACTATAATATACTGTTATCTTTTCTGTACCGTCATTTAAGAGCTTCTTATTATTGCCTCTAACAGTGACAGCACCTTGTTGTAGTATGACAATTAGTTTATCAATATTGGTTAATTTGTAGTTTTGATTATCAATATAAATCTGGTCATGTGCTAATTGCAGATAGTCTTTTATAACTTGTGCTAGATTAAGAATCACTTAACACCTCGACACAATGATATTCATAAAAGCCATTCAACATATAATCATATACTCCAAGTATTTTATAACTAATGCCGTTGTATATTATTTGTTCGCCATCAGCTAATGATAGCTTTGTTGTGGCGTGAATTTGCAACCATTTGTAGCTTCTCATATCTAACGGCTTGGCTTGCAATTCTTGAGCTTTTAACGGCTGTATAACGCCTTTAAATGTTATAGGTTGCTTAACTGTTTGCTTTTCAAAGTTGACTATAGATTCGGTGATTTTCACAAGAGTAATTGACTTGCTCCAGTCAGTGAAAGTTGCACCTTTAAAGAATGGCATACTCATTTTTCAACACTAAAAGTTATAGCTTGTCGCAATTCTGCCTTTTCAATCAATGGCGTATTTTTGCCACCCTTAGCAATAACTGTTGCTGGCGAGTTAGGCTTCCATTGTCCAAATCCTTTAGTATCAAAAGCTTCTTGTATTACACCTAATCCAGCAGCTCCAATAGACTTAGCTACTATATCAACACCTTTAGGATTGGTAAGATTATTTTTAATGGCTATACCTGCATTACCTGCTATGTCGTTAGCTTTTACTTTTAATGGCATTCTAAAAATAGACCGTTGCGGTATGTTTTCACTGAAAGAGCCAAATTCATGTTTAGCAGCTATTGCTACATTGCTATTTTTGTCATCTCTAGCATCTTCACTTTGAAAGATACCTAAATGTGCCTGTTTCTGGTTAGCTAAAAATTCATCTAATCGCTGTAAGCCTGATAAATCTATTTTAATGTTAGAAGTTGCTGCCACGTCTACCTGTTATCCCTACCTTGTTAATTAAAGGTCTTATCAGTGTAATATAATCTATGCCATATTGTGTTTTCGCATAAACGCCATAAGTAGGACTTTCTGTTATCCAGCTTGGTATAGCATAGCTAGCAGATACACTACCAATACTTTTAGATTGCTCGGCAAATGTTGGGGTAGATTCTGCTCCGCCCTCATTTAGCATACAAGCTAGTTTATGTGCAGATAGTAGCAAATATGCCTCTTTTAATAAGTCATCATCGCTAAATAATGATTCATTAATAGATAAACAAGCAGAAGCATAAGCATTTGTTATGTCATCGTCAGATACATAATCATTCTTATTAATATCAGGGTTTACTTGCCAATCAGTATTGTTTATGTCTGGTTGTTTGTTAGCGTTGTTAGTTAATGCAGTGTAAAACTGATTGCTATAATAAACTATGTTACCAATAGCGTAAGTGATGGAGTTATCCCATGTCGGCAAATAAACAAAGCCACGACTAAACCTAGCTTTAAAATCACTAGGCGTTAGTGCTGTCAATACTGCATTACTGCAAGTCATTATTTTTTCTTACCTGATTTTTTAGTTTTAGTAGTTACCACCTCTGGCTCTACTACCTCAAACTCTTTGTAAGATTCTACAATAGATTTATATTTATCGTCTATATCAGCAGTTTGTTGTGGTTTGATAAGTATATCGCCTATCATGTACTGTCTTTGACCTTTATTAAATACTTTCATAATATTTTTATAATAAACATAAAAAAGGGAGGACTAAGCCTCCCTAATATTATACTAAAATTAAGCGGTATGTGTAAAGTACATTAGTTCGCTTGGTCTTAATG